TTGGAAGCAGATAAAAGAATCGAAGAGCTTGAGAAGAAGGTGGCTGCTCTGGAAGTGCGAGTTCAAGAACAGCCAGATATTGAAAGGATTGCTGAAGTAGTAGCAAAACGATTGGTTTTACCGGATTATGATTCAAAGCAATTATGTAAAACAACACCGGTGATTTTAGACTCTAGCGATGAAATTAAGGTGCTTGATTTAAGAGATTTGGCAAAGAGTTTTTTATCAAAGAAGAAAACTCTTATTGAAAAGGAGGTGACCACATTGGAAACAGACAAGAGAATTGAAGAGCTGGAGAAGAAGCCCAGTGAGAAAGGAAAAGATATATACGTGACTTTAAATGTTGAAGGTTCGGACGTTCTAAAAGAAATCAGTGCAGGCAGTGAATTGAAAATAGAAACCACCTGCACCGGCAAAAGAAATGTAACGGTGAAGTTATCTAAATACTGTCGTATCAAATAGCAATCACCAAAAAGGGGGTATGGTTTCATGATAATACGACTAGGAATTTCATTTGCTGCTGCATCAGTAGGTCTTATACTTATCCGAATAAGTTCTAGGACGCATGACAAATACGATGCTCGTTACTATCGTACAACAGGTATGTTCTTATTAAGCTTAGGAACGAGTCTTTTCATTGGAGGATTATTTTTTTAATTAATAAATTTATTATTTAAGTTGTTAAATTGGTTTTGCATAATCCCCATTAGAAGGATAGTCAAAAGGCAGATGCTTAGGTTCTTGATCCTCGACAATTTCATCTTGAGGAGTAAAAGCACCAAATGATTTTTTTCTAATTATTCTTTTCGAAGGAAGTCGCTTATATTGATCGGAAGTTATCGTAGTCATTCTACCTTGAACATGAGTAGCAGTGCCAGTTCCTTTTAAGATTTCAAGTTTCCCTAAGTTGTCACCTGTAACAGGGTCGATTATATCATCTTCACTTAATGAATATATCAAAAAACGCTGCCCTGTGGTTACACCATGCTCAGACCCAGCATTTATAACAATTGTATATTTATCAATTACTTTAATAACTATAGCAGGGATATATTTTTTATTCATTAAAACAACCTCCATAATCTAATTTGGCTACAAAGTTTTCATGTAGAGCCAATTTAATTTTTGTTGATTCAAGTAAAATTTTATCGTTTTTAAAAAGAGCTTCCAATATGTTTTCAAAGTCCTGATCATAGTCAATTATTTCAAATGAAGCAATATTATTACTCTGAATATTTAATATTTTCGCGGTAGCAAGATAAGTTTCAATTTCATTTTCAGTAAAGTATAGAGTAATAAATAATGATGGCGATAGCAGAGCTGTTTCTCTCAAAATGCCAATAGAAGGTCGATCAAAATTATTTTGTTGACGAAAATGCGATAAAACAGGCATTAGTGTTTCTGCATCCGGAACTCGTCTATGTAACTTGATTTTAAGATGCCAAATATATAGAAGACAGAGTATTACAGCTATGGTTAATATGACAACTAAACTATCATAGTTGTTAGAAATAGGAATTAATGCAATGCCCCCTAGTAATCCGATAACACATGATAAAAACGTTTCATAACTTAATATTGTGTCTTTAATCAGAATCACCTTCTTAAAATATTGTTGGACTGCAAGTATTATGTTGCATTTACTTTTGAGAATACCATATTGCAAAAGGAGAGTCAATTGATTGGAACAGCCATAAAGGAACTAAGAGAGCGGCAAGGAATAGGTCTTAACCAGCTTGCAAAGCAGGCAGGGATAGCACCGTCAGTTCTATCCTATATCGAGAATGAAAACAGAGATCCAAGATTTAGCACGTTATGTAAGCTTGCAAAGGCTTTGAGAGTAAGTGTGAGTTATTTTGAAAAACACGTTTAAGGAGGTCAGGAGCATGCTAATAGCTGATGATATTAAAGGCTTCGATAAGCTTGGAGTCAACGCCGACATGTTCAAGAAGTTTCTCTATAATTTCTACAACGCCTGGGGGCTTGAAACGAGAAAGACAATCAAGCCAATCAGCGTGAAATATCAAAAGGATAAAGCCAACGGCCCATTCCTTCGGTTTGACTACGAAATGAACGGCCGCAAATGTTGGCTGCATGTGACAGGTCCAAGGACATGGTATTAGGAGAGGAGGAATAGTTATGAGTGAGGGAGCGCTTCTTTTACTAGATAGGCTCTTGGATGAGGTAACCAGCCTCAGAAAAGAAGTACAAGAACTTAAAGGAATACCGGCTGTTGCACCCAATGTTGAAGATGAAAGCATGGATGTGCAGGCAGTGATGGACTACTTGGGTGTAGGGAGCTATGCAGCACGAGAGCTCTTTAAGAGAAAGGACTTTCCCACAATAAGAATAGGTAAGAAGCTTCGTACAACTCGGAAGCTGTTGGACAAATGGCTTGAGGAGCAAAGCAAGACTGAAAAGACATATCTTAGAGTGGTGAACAGATAGCTCTTCAACGACAATAGCTCCTGTGGGGCAGGAGCTTTGAAAGATGGGAATATGCTGTTGGGGATTGTGAGAAGTGCTAAACGAGTACTTGAATGGAGAGTGGATTATTTTATGACTTAATAATTTAATAATAACTTACATTGGAGGGATATTGAATGCAGAGAACATGCAGAAACATCTACCAAATCGCCAGACATACTGCGGGCATAACACAGCTTATAGCAGCAGAGTATCTGAATATCAGCGTTCGTTCTCTTGCCGACTATGAATCAAATAGGACCATCCCAGGAGACGATATTGTATGCTGCATGATTAAGACTTACAGAGCCAAATGGCTAGGCTACATGCATTTGAAGCAAAATACCCTGATAGGAAGGCTCTATCTTCCTGATGTGGAATTTTCGGATATGGCAAAGTCTGTGCTTAGGTTACAAAAGGAAATGAATGATTTGAACAAAATCAACAGTAGCATGATTGAAATTGCTTGCGATGGAATAGTCGACAAGTACGAAGAACAGAAGTGGGAAAGGATAACCAAGGAAGTTGATGATGTAGCAGGAGCTGCAATGGCACTTGTTTTTTCGAAATGAATGGGAGGTGCATGGTGAGCGAATTGGCAAAGTACAACAGAATTAGCAACAAGGTTATTGAAACAATAGGCGAGCATATGAAGCTGCTTGTGGAGCATATGGAGATTTTCGACAAGCCTGATTCAGACAAAAGGTTGGCTGAAATAGAATGCAAAATGCAAGAGCTTGAGAAACATAAACAAAGGCTGGTAGGAGGTAAAGAAAGATGAAACGCGGGATAGCTTCGGGAACACTACATGACCTGCAGCGGCTTATGCGTATAAGAAGCAAAGAAGAGCAACTGCTGGCTGTAAAAAAAGAGATGTTCGAGCTACATATGGACATAGAAAAAGCCCTCCAGGACTGGCATCCATCGGAGAGCTCTTGTAAAAAATCATCTAATCAAATTATATCATAAATGGCGGAGGTGCAACACATGAATTGCGTAGTCATAATCGGAAGACTAACAAAAGATCCTGAACTCAGATATATACCAACAACCGGAAACCCTGTGTCTACATTCACAGTTGCTGTTAACAGGCCTTTCAAGAATAAAGAAGGTAACTATGAAGCTGATTTTATCCCTGTGCAAGCATGGGAAAAGCAGGCAGAAAACTGTGCAAACTATCTTCAAAAGGGGCAGCAAGTTGGGGTGAAAGGCAGAATCCAGACCAGGTCATACGAAGACAAAGAAGGCAACAAAAGATACATAACTGAAATAATAGCTGAAAATGTAGAATTCCTTGGAAAACCAACAGGAGAGGGCATAAATGGGTCGCAACCGGACCAAGAAGCGCCACAATATGAGCCGATGGATGGATTCGATGATGATATACCGTTTTAAAAAATCAAGAGAGGTGACCTATATGTCAAAGCGAGATAGAAAAGAAAAGGCCAGGATAAGGAAAGGCAATGAGACAGCAAGAAAAGACGTTGATAAATTCGCGAAGATTATCATGTCTGAAAAGAAGTTTACGAATGTGAAAAGGTGCAGCGCATGATGAGCTTCCAGGTGCAGCAGATTCGTACAAGGCGCATGAAAAGAAGACGGATGGCAAATACATTGAGAGCAGCTATAGCGGGGATTACATTCCTCGCTGTGCTGCTAATGCTCAAATAACAGTTTAGGGAGTGTGGGTTGTCATGAAAAAGCTTAAACGGATTTTGATAAAAGAAGAGCTGGTGGAGCTCACGGGGGATTTCAAACTGGCCATCGTCCTTGGCCAGATGCTTTATTGGGCTGAGAAAGTAGGCGACATAGACAAATACATAACTGAAGAGAAAAAGAGGTATGCAACATTCGCTATAAGTGAAATGGATATTCCAAGCATGGAGTTGTGTAACGGCTGGATATACAAAAGCGCTGAGGAGCTTTCTGAGGAGACTTTGATGAATGTCCAGGCCAAAGCTATGAGGGAGTATCTAAAAGAGCTTGTAGACAAAGGATGGCTGAACCAAAGAAGGAATCCGAGAATAAAAATGGACAGGACTCTACAGTATAGGGTTAATCTGGCCAAAATACAAAGCGACCTTATAGCTCTTGGATACAATTTGGATGGATATGCAATACATCTTCAGAAAGACGCTTTTGACGATGATAATAGTGAAAAAAATGCGGCTGACTCCAAGGGCGAAAAAGACACTTCGATTTTTCTTAAAGAAAAATGCAAGCGTGAAAAAGAAAATACAAAGGTCGAAAAAGAAAATAGAAAGGGCGAAAAGGAAGCTTCAAAGGGCGAAAAAGAAAAAGCAATACCAGAGATTACTACAGAGACTATTACAGAGATTATTACAGATACTACTTCTTCTACAAAAGCAGCATCGGATGAAGCTTCACCCGAAAAGCATCCAGAGCCACCAGTGCCATATGAGAAAATCCGTAAGCTTTTCAACGAAACATGTGACATGCTGCCAAAGGTGGAGCGAATAACTGCAGAGAGAAAGAAGCACATAGGAGCGAGGTTCAAGGAGTACGGCAATCAGATTGAGATATTCGAGAAGCTGTTTAGTGCTGTGCGCGAAAGTGACTATCTTACCGGCAAAGTCAACGGATGGAGCGCAGACTTCGATTGGCTCATGAAAGAAAACAACATGACGAAGGTGCTGGAAGGCAAGTATGCGAATAAGGTTGTCCCTAAAAAAGAGAAAGAGACCGTCAATCCGTACAAGACCAAGTTTCACTTCGATAACGACCGCTCATCCCAGTATACATCCGATGAGTTGGAGGCGATGATCCTTGAAAGTCAGAAAAAGAAATTCGGAACACCTGTGCAAAGAACAGACTGCGATGAACTTCATCAAGACCCCAAAGCATAAGAGAATCAAAATATGCGAGCAATGCAACTGCAGCATTGGGGCGCATGAGAGCTACTACGTGGCCACGTTCCCGGCCGGAGGTGGATATGCTTTGAGTGAATACTGCATGAGCTGTGGGGATGCACGGTTAGCGATGAAAGGAGAGTGTTGGGGTGAGTATGAAAGAGTCGGTGAATGAGGGTAAGAATCAAGGGCCAGCGCAACAAAATAGCCAGAGTCGAGACGTGGAATTGCTTGAAGTCAAAATGAAAGCAGGCGAGATAGAGATAACAGTGCAAGGCGAAAATATATCAATTAGAAAGCTGAACGAGGAAAATAAAATCTGCATACCAAGATTCGAAATGTATTCGCTAATACCAGGACTCATTAAAGCAAGTCTAATAAATTTGGATAAGTTGATGTAGGGCGGAAAATGCGTAATTTGAGTAAATTGTGAAAGGAGGAAAAACAATGGGAGGGTATGTGCAGGGTCACTCTACAACAGAAGAAATAGAAGTGTGTCCATTTTGCGGAGAGCCTATTTCTAAGTTCAAACCTAATGGAGCTTGTGTGTGCGATGAATGCGGAAGAATGTTTTATGTTATAGATGACGACGATGAATAAGGTGTATTTCAAGCAAATAGCGCAATAGGAGGCGTAGAGTATGAGCAATCTAAAAGATATAGAGAGAGCCATACAGTATCATAGGCATCAACTGGGATTTGAGCGAGGGAGAGATTGCGTTAGGCTTGCTAGACATTACGATCTGGCGATAGAGGCGCTTGAACAGTTAACTCCAAAGAAGCCAACTGTTATAACTGCAGAAAAAGACACCATGGTAGGCAGGGCTAAGTTTTGCAAAGGAACGAAACTATATAAGTGTCAGTGTGGAAATTTCATAGGATATCTAGATGCATATTGTAGGTCTTGTGGCCAGAAGATAGATTGGAGGCAGAATGATGTTAAGTAAAGTGCAACAGCATGATTTGAAAGAGTGCGAAATAATGATGGAAGCAGGCGAAGAAAAGGATTGCAGCTTATGTAGTTGCAATGGATGTCTAGCAGACATGATTACCGGAATGAGTTTTGAAAAATATCAACTAGCAGCCGAAAGGACTGCCGGAAGCCTTAATGATAGAAACAGATTCCTTAACTTCAGCATGGGATTGACCGGCGAAGCTGGAGAAGTAGTGGACTATCTTAAAAAAGTGTTATGGCATGGCCATGAAATGGACCAGGACAAGCTCAAAAAGGAGTTGGGAGACGTACTTTGGTACGTGGCCACAATTGCAACTACAGCTGATTTAGATTTAAGTGAAATAGCTATAGCCAACATTGAAAAGCTGAAAAAGAGATATCCAGAAGGCTTCGACGAAGAGAAAAGCATCAAGAGAACAGAATAATATAAAAAGGGGATAGCGATTTGAGATACAAGCTGGAATTAGGAAAGAAATACGCAGTGGAAATCTTGGAAAGCAGGAACAAAAGAAGCAAATTTAAGGGGACACTGATAAGTGAAAACAAGCATATCTGGACTTTCAGAAAGCAAAACGGATTACTTGAAAGCTTCTGCAAAAACACATACCAAGGGGAATTGAAGATACAGGAGGCATTGCGATGATTGATGCAAAAGCTGTAGCAGTTGTCGAAAGATATTTCGCTGGAGAGAACCTCAAGGAAGCCATAGCTGAAGAAAAAGCAGAGCTGGCGGTTGAGAAGATACACAAAATAGTAACTCAGGCTAAAAAGGCCAAGGAGGACTCTGAAAATGGCAAAAGAAGAGTTTAAAGTGTCAAAGACAGACAAAGGCTTTGATATCAAGAAAATTGTGTACATAGACGGCTATCAGAAGGAGCAGCAGCTCAAGAAAAAAGAAATAGCAGCCGTGGTCAAGGGATTGCTGGACAACATAGCAGTAGTAAAATAAAACAGGGGGAAATGCTGCATATGACGAAGAAAGAAGAAATCAAGGCAAAGATCCACGAGAAGGTAGACGATATTGTGGATGCAGTTGAGAAAATAGGGGATATAAACTATTTCGAATTTGGAATCAAGAGTGTCAACGGGGATTTGATAATAAAGCTTGAAAATACGTACAAGGAGAAAATAAAGTAGATTAATATATAATTAGATATACATTTGACTTTTAAATGAAATTGATATTATCCTATTTATTTCTGTAAATCAGTGTATAATATATTGATGATTTACAAAATGAAAGGGGATAAATATATGAAAAGACCGCAAACAAAACAAGAACCATCTGCGTTAGTATTTTGGTTAACAATCATAGGGTTGTTAGCATTCGGGCTTGGGCTTGTACTGATAAGCCAAAAAACAACAAATGAATTTTGGAAAGCCACATGGAGTAATTTAGCTTCTGCCATAATGGTTGCAGGGATATTCAGTGCGGTAAACGAAAAATTGATGAAAGATAAGCTTGTAGAACTAATTTTATCAAAAATCAAATTAAAAGACCGCATAGATAAAACAGGAATCGAAGAGGTATATACAGATATAAGAGATATAGATTATAGATATTATTTAAAAGATGCTAAAAACTTTATTGATATAATTCATGTATATGGACGAACTTGGACAACAAATAATTTGGATGAAATAAGAGAAAAGTTGTTTTATTCAAATTGTCAGATAAGAATAATTTTGGTTTCACCAGAGTCTATATTTATTGAAGGATTGGCTAACTATTACAATATAAGCCCTGAAGAATTAAAACATAGAATATCAGAGGTTACAAAAATGTGGACCGATCTAGCAGAAGAAAAGAACAGGAGAAAGAAAAGTAAAACTACCAGTTCGCTGAAGTTATTCTATCATAAAGGTCAACCGGCGAGTTCGTTATATCGAATTGATGAAAGGATTATAAACGTACAAAACAAGTTTTCTGGAATGAGAAGTAAAAAACTACCAACTATTGTTTGTAGAAATACAAGCCAAACAGACGATCTTTATGAAAACTTTTTAAAAGAAATAGAGGATTTAATTCTTACGTCTGATGAGTTAACCATATAAGCATATAGTGTTCTTAGGAGGTGTGCAAATGGAAAATAATGTAGAATTATATACTAATGATATACCAGATAATATTAAGGATTGGACTTTAAATAATTGTAGCTATATAGGGATTGATACTGAAACTACAGGATTAAATCCAATAAAAGATAGTCTTTGTTTAATCCAAATTGCTGCCAATGAAAGGTATTTTTTAATAAAATATGATACTAATAATACCTATAAAAATCTAACTGAGATCCTGACAAATAAAAATATTAAAAAGGTATTTCATCATGCAATCTTTGATGTTAGATTTATCATGAGGCACTTGAAAATAACAAATATTGATAACGTGATTTGTACAAAAATAGCAGCAAAATTAATATATGGATTAAATGAAAGTAATTCACTTAAAGATTTACTAAAAAAACATTTTGATGTTTTACTAAATAAGGAGTTCCAAGTTTCAAATTGGAGAGCAGCAGAACTTTCTAGTAACCAGATAAACTATGCAATAAATGATGTAAAATATCTCGTGAAATTATGGTGTGAAATGGAAAAGGAGCTGCATAATAAGGGTCTTATTAAATATGCAGAAAAATGCTTTGATTTTCTGCCGACTCAAGCCTTTTTAAATAATAATGGCATAGGCAATATTTTTGAGTATTGATGTAGAGTAAGAATATGTGCTGACCGAGTAGCGGAGGCACTTCCAGTGGGGCTGGAGGTGTCTCTTTTTTGTTGGGAAAATGGAGGGGAAATTGAAATGAAAAAGGTGCTGGAGAATGTATTGAAGAACTATAAAAAAAATAAGTCTGTCGTAGAAATGGCTCAAGCTAGAATCGATGCTTGGGAAGCTGCTATCATGAATCCGGAAATGATACTAGAAGTGTTTTCGGATGACAAGTCAAATAGTTGCTGGATAGGTGGAGGTGGATATACAAAGCATTCTGTGGTTGAAAACGAAGTAATGAAAAAGATTACGAGATGTGAAGATGAAAGCATGAAAAAGGAAAAATATGTGGAGATACTGAAAGAATACATCAAAAGAGAAAAATCCAAAGCATTCATGCCAAAGCTTGAAATAAGCCAAGTTGAAAGTATGCTTTCTAGTCTTACGAATCAAGAAAGATATGTAGTCGAATGTAAATACTTTGAGAATATGTCATGGGGAGAAATAGAAATCAAAATAAATGAAAAGTATAGGCAGAAAAACTATATAACGACATCCGGGATAAGAAAAATCAATTTCATGGCCATAGACAAATTGATTGAGGTTTTAGAGCAAGTGAACGCCTTAAAAGTGGTATAAATCGAAAAGTAGCAGAAATGGGGCAGAAAAGGGGCAGTTTTGGGGCAGTTTTTTCCGAAAAAGTATGAAATAATAGAACCATGGAGATTTGTTCCAAACCATATAATATTTCGAAAAAGCAGCTCATGAAAAATGGGTTGCTTTTTTAATGCAAAAAAGGTCGAGTGGGAAAGGTACACTCCAAAGGTAATCGCAGAGGGTGGGGCGAGAGAGTGTAAGGGTGGTGATAAATTGAACTATGTGGAGCCTATAAGAGATCCGCAAAAATTGACTGATATTCAGGAATACCTGAAAAGGCAGAATCCAAGGGACTACATCATGTTCATAGTTGGAGTGTATACAGGCCTTAGGATATCAGACATTCTAAACATCAAGGTCAAGGACACAAGAAGTCCCAAATACATCATTCTGAGGGAGAAAAAGACTGACAAGGAAAGAATGATAGAAAAGAGCAGCTTCATCAAAAGAGAGCTGGCATGGTACTGCGAAGGCAAGCCGGAGGATGAGTATATCATCAAGTCCAGAGAGCAGGAGAATAAGCCGCTTACAAGATACATGGCTTACAAGATTCTTAATGACGCTGGAAAGAACTTTGGCCTACAAAGGATAGGGACTCATACGCTCAGAAAGACTTTTGGATACCATTACTATAGGCAGTCAAAGGATGTGGCGCTCTTGCAGAAGATGTTCAACCATTCAGATCCTAGCATAACGCTGAGATATATCGGGATAATCCAGGACGATATTAATAACGCGTTAAAGAACTTTAGGATTTGAATATTTTTTAAAAAAGCTAAATTACACACAATGAGGCTACGTGTAATTCGTTTTATGCGAACCGTGTCAAAGCATTGTAAAATCAATCGTTTGATAGGGTATGCGGAGTTACACACAATAACCATTTAGTGTAATTCAACTGACTTCATGAATAATTTCAGGTGAAAGGAGTGTGGCGAAATGTGGCCAAGAGCAAGTGGGACCTTGTAAGAAGCCGGTTCTACGACATTGAGAAGTGGCTGGAGAATGGGCTTAGCGAAGCCCAGATCATTAAAAATATTGGCATAGGTAAGACTGCCTGGGAGTCGTATAAAAAGAAGTATCCCGAACTATGCGAACTTATCAAAAAAGGTAGACAGACTCAAATCACTGAGGTTGAGAACTCACTTTTCAAAAGTGCGACCGGTTATGCGTACCATGTCGATGAAATTGTGAAGATAAAAATTCCAGGTGGCGAAGAGTTTCATGTTGTCTCTGTACAAAAATATAAACCGCCAGAAGTAGCTGCTATGATTTTCTTCCTGAAGAACAAAGATAAGGAAAATTGGTGCGATAATCCTCAGATGATTAAGCTCAAGAAAGAAGAACTCGCATTAAGAATAAAAGAAATAGAGAATAAGGCGTGGTAACATGGACAAACTACATCAGTTTTATTGCAGCAAAGCATGGCGGGATTTGTCTTATAATTTAAAACTGCAAGCCTATGGAAAGTGCAACAGGTGCGGTGAGACTCTACTGGATTTTAGTAAGCTCATAGGACACCATACAATAGAGCTTAACGAGGTCAATGTAGATGATCCTAATATATCGCTCAATCCAGAGTTGATAGAAGTCATATGCCATACGTGCCATAACAAAGAGCACAGAAGGTTTGGGTATAGGAAGAATGTTTATATTGTCTACGGCAGTCCATTGTCGGGCAAGACTACATTAGTGCAGGAGCTTATGCAGTATGGAGATATTGTCCTTGATATGGATGCGCTTTGGCAAGCCGTCACATTCCAGCCTGAGTACATTAAACCAGACAATGTGAGGTTTAATATATTCAAGCTAAGAGATGAGCTGCTGGACCAGATTAAAACAAGATACGGCCAATGGTGTGATGCCTATGTCATTGGCGGCTATCCAGACAAATATGAAAGGGAACGGCTTGCACAATCTTTGGGAGCTGAATTAATCTACTGTGAGTCTACAAAGGAAGAGTGCATTACAAGACTTGAGAAGAGTGAAAAGCCTAGAGAATGGATGAAGTATATCAATGCATGGTGGGATGTTTACGAGAGGTAGCCCCCCGGGGTAAGCCCCAAAAACGCAGGTCGGGATACCGTGAAAGGGTCAGCTGCGTGACACACACCAAAATTTTGACTTTTTGTTTTTGATTTTTAGAACTGGATTGAAAGCAGGTGAGAACATGCAAAATACTGAGTTAATGACAGAAATTGACAGACTTAAGACTAAGTTTGCCGGTGCTGATGTCAACAAGATTGATGTGCTGGAAGCGCTTATAGAACAGGCGGCTTACGAAAGAATATATCTTCGCAGGCTTAACGAGCAGGCGATTAAAACGGGACTTGTGAAAATACATCCTGATTATCCTCAAAAGCAGCAGTCGCTGCCGATATCAACAGAGATTGCCAAGCATTCAGCTGCATTGACTAACATTCTTGACAAGCTGTGCCGCCATCTGTGCATTGCATTGGATGACGATGATGAAGGGTTGAGCGATTATGAGTAGAGACGAGCTTGCAAGTGCAATCATATCTGCACTGGGAGCCGAAACACTTGAGCAGATAGCCAAAGTCAACACTGCCTTGAATGATGTCGTGCTGGCCATACAGCTGCGCTACCATTTCGAGATCTTGATTTCCGAAATGAACGAATCAGACATAAATGTTATAAAAAGCGAAGTCATGAGGCGATACAGGGCATGAGCTATCTCGTAGAATACTATGAAAAGTGCAAGGCTGGAGAAATCATCATAGGCAAGGAACTCATGGCACAGCTTGAAATGCTCATGGAAGACATGAAAGACCCCGTTTATAAATTCGATCCTGCAGAAGCTCATAAGCGCATAAAGTTCATTGAAAATGAGTGCAAGCACAGCATTTCACCTTTTGCCGGTGATCCATTCCTGCTTCAGCCTCACCAGAAGGCATTCCGCGAAGCTATTTATGGCTTCAAAATGGATATTGAAGGCAAGTGGCTTAGAAGATTTACTGAAGTTACTTACATGGTGGGCAGGAAAAATGGAAAGACAAGCGAAGTCGCAGCTGACGGAAATGCGGAATTTTTCTGTGGCAACACAGGAACGAATATACTTTGCGCATCCAACGACTATGAACAGGCAGGGCTGGTATTTGATGAAATAAACAACATGAGAGAAGAGAGCCCTAAGCTTGTAAAGGTCAGCCGGAAAAACATCAAAGGCATATTCATGGGCAATCCCAAGCAGAAAAACAAGAAGGGCAAATACAGTTATCAGAACAAGGCGAAGATAAAAAAGCTCTCAGCTAAGACGGGCGCAAAGGAAGGTAAAAATATAGACTTTGCTATAGTCGATGAAGTCCATGAGATGAAGGATGACAGCCTTGTAAGACCTATAAAGCAATCTATGTCGACAAAGGACGAACCATTATACATTGAAATCACTACTGAGGGGTTTACTGAGGACGGATACCTTGATGAACGATTAAGGGAAGCCAGAAGGGTCCTGAAAGGTGAAATCAGCCGTCCCAGGTGGCTTATCTGGCTTTACACTCAGGACAGTGAAACAGAGATATGGCAAGACAGGCGGACATGGGTTAAAAGCAATCCGAATCTTGGGGTGTCGAAGAAATGGCACTACCTGGACGGGCTTGTCGAAGAATCCAAGACCAACAGTGCGACAAGGGCATTCATGCTGGCCAAGGAATTCAACATCAAGCAGTCAAACGCAAACGCATGGCTGCAGGAATCAGAAATAATAAATACTGCGACATTCAACATCGAGGATTTTGCCGGGGCATTTTATATTGCTGGCAACGACTTCATGGAGACAACAGACCTTTGTGCATCCAAGCTGCTGCTTAAAAGACCTAATGACAATCAGGTCTTTTTTTATTCTCATTATTGGATTCCAGAAAGCAAGCTGGAGCTTAGCCCTGACGGCGAGGACTATCGTCAATGGGAGCGTGACGGATATCTGACCATAGTTGAAGGCAATAGCGTGGACAGCTCTGTCGTTGCTGAATGGCAGTACAAATTGCTTGAGGAGTACGACCTGAAACCGTTCAAGAGTGGTTATGACAACCGTTTTGCTAAGGATTACATAAGCCGTTTTGAAGAGATATTTGGAAAAGGAGTAGCGCTCAATGTTCCGCAGGATGCAAAGGTTCTAAACAATCCGATGCGTAGGCTTGAAGCGGACCTGAGGGACAAGCTAGTCAACTACAATAATTGCCACGGCGACTTGGTGTGCTTTAGGAACACAGGAATCAAACCTGACACCCTCGGCAGAATCATGCCGTGCAAAATGCACTCAACTAAGCGTATTGACGGAACGGCTGCCGCATTATGCTGCTATGCAGTCTACGAGTGGCACAAATCAGAGTTCCTACAGCTAATTGGATAGGAGGTGAACAATGGGAGTATTGAGCCATTTCAAAAGTATATTCAGAGGCAAGGAAAGCAAATATAATGCATGGCTGACAAATTCAACTCCAATATTTACGAGTTTTGGGAAAGACATTTATTTGTCTGACTATGTAAATAATGCGATTGACAGGGTGGCCAGTGAAATCAGCAAGATAGAGCTTAAAAGCATAGTCCAAAACAGTGATGTTCTTCAGGTTCAAAACGATGATATAACAAGGCTATTTCGTTTCAAGCCTAATCCTTTGCAAACGACAAGCGACTTTTTCGCAAATGTGGAGTGGCTGAGGCGCAAATATGCCAATGCCTTCATATATCCGCAATACGTGATAATAACATTGCCAGACGGCAGACAATTTAGAAGGTATACAGCTTTCTATCCATTAAAGCCGCAGGGGATTTATATTGGCGTTAATGGCGGCCAAGTATGGGAAGTCAGACTCGATTTTGAGGATGGCAGCAGCTACACGCTGCCATATGAAGATTTAATCCACTTGAGATGGAGAAGGGGAGCCAACACCGTCATTGGTGGTGGTGATGATTATGGAGCAGTAAATGACTATGATATCGTCCGCACGATTGACGCTCTGGATAAGACAATACAGGGTCTGCCGAAAAGCATAGAAGCAAGCCTCCAGATTAAAGGTGTATACAGCGCAAAGACTATAGCAGACCAGGCAAAGATGGGAAAGATAAGAGATGATTTTGAATCCCATATAACAGTCAGCAAAAGTGGCATGATAGCGACTGATCTTGGAGGCGAATTCACTGCGGTCAGAATAACGCCACCAGAGATTTCCGACACGGCACTTAAGTTTCTAAAGTCAGTAATTCAGGAGAGATATGGAGTATCGGCAGCTATTCTGTCAGGGGACTACAATGGAGAGCAGCATAGTGCGTTTTATCAGACAGCAATAGAAGATTTCATAGTGCAGTTTGAACAGGCCATGACAGCATGCGTATTCACACCCAGGGAGCAAGACGTTGGACACAGAATCAAATGTTATTACAGCAAGGTAAATTACATGGCCACAAAAGATAAAATGGAGCTGGCCGGACTGGCGAAAGAGACAGGTATAATGACACTAAACCAGATAAATGAGATGTTCGGCATAGAGCCATTTGAAGGTGGAGACAGAAGGCTCCAAAGTCTTAACTATGTGAATATCAAAGACATAGACGCTTATCAGAAAGGCAAGGCTGGAGTGAAGGAGGAAGGCAATGAGCAAGAATAATGATTGTGAACGTCGGCTTATTGAAATAAGAGCTGTAGAGAATACTGAGGACCGAATGCTTGTGGAAGGCTATGCCATCACTTTCGACAAACCGGCCACGCATCAATATGGCAAAAGGAAATTCACTGAAACTATCAAGCGAGGGGCTCTGGATTATACAGACATGAAGGATGTGCCGATGAGATATAACCATAATGACAATGTGATGATTATGGCCAGAACTCGCAATAAGTCACTGCGGCTTATTAAAGACGATGTCGGATTGAAAATAGAAGCAGATCTTCTCGATACACAGAGCAATAGAGATTTATACAAAGGAATTCAGGAAGGATTAATTGACAAGATGTCTTTTGCATTTACCGTTGCAGACGGCGGGGATTCATGGACATTTGGAGAAAGTGAGACCACCAGGGATGTGACTAATATAGCAAGATTGTACGATGTGAGCGTAGTGGATACTCCGTTTTACGACAGTACATCTATATATGCTCGTAGTCTTGAGTTGCTGGACAGCGAAGAGAGACGGCTGGATAGTTTGCACGAGCTTGAACTACTGAAACTAAAAGCTAAAATTAAAGGAGAGATGTAATATGAAAAAGAAACTAATGAACCTTCTAGCAGCCAAGAACGAACGTAAAGCAGCAATAAGCAATCAGGCAGATGTATCAAATGATGTTGTAGAACTAAGAAATCTCAATAAAGAATTGGATGAGTTGAATACTGAAATAAGAAGCCTTCAGGAGATGATTGATGCAGCTCCAGATGATGGCGATGACAATAACAATCCGGCAGAAAGAACGGCTGCTGTAAATGGAGAAATACCAGGTATGGTATCATCTTCATCAAAACATGAAAAGCGCAAAGCAGGCGATGAGGGCATGGAATACAGAAGGGCGTTCCAGCAATTTGTGACTAAAGGGACACCTATACCCACAGAACTTAGAACTGACCAAAGCACAGTGACAAGCGATATCACAAGTGTTATTCCAGAAGTGGTAGTTAATAGGATAGTCGAAAATCTTGAAAGTACAGGAATGATTTTGCCGCTGATAACAAGAACTTCATTTGCTGCCGGAATAAGCATACCGACTTCAAGTGTCAAGCCAGTTGCTACTTGGGTTTCAGAAGGTGCAAGTTCAGAAAGGCAGAAAAAGACAACAAGCAAGATTACATTCACTAACTTCAAGCTTAGATGTGAAATATCAATGTCTATGGAAGCTTCTGTATTGGCGCTATCAGCGTTTGAAGCAGCATTTATACGTCAGGTGACAGAGGCTATGGTTAAAGCCATTGAGGGAAAAATAATATCTACTGCAGACGGAACTGCTTCGCCAAGAGGAATACTCGCAGAAACTCCACCTACAGGACAAGCACTTGAATCAAATGCTCTTAGCTACGCTGATTTGGTAGCTGCAGAAGCAGCACTTCCACAAGCCTACGAAAACGGAGCTGTTTGGTGTATGACAAAGAAGACATTCATGGGATTCATAGGAATGGTGGACAGTCAAAAACAGCCGATTGCCAGAGTTAACTATGGAATAGGAGGAGCACCTGAAAGGACTCTTTTAGGAAGAACGGTTGTGCTTTGTGGTGACTATATGGACAGCTTCAGCGCTACGCTTGAAGTTGGTAAAATATTCGCTTTCCTATTCAAATTCTCTGACTATGCACTTAATACGATATATGACATGGGCGTGCAAAGAAAGCAGGATTGGGATACAGAGGACATGCTCACAAAGGCAGTTATGTCTGTAGATGGCAAAGTAGTCGATAAAAATTCGCTGGTCACATTAGCAAAAAAAGCTTAGGCACTGTAGCAACACCGTCAGCCTCACCGGCTGGTGGCTCCTTTGCTTCTGAGCAAAGTGTAACGCTAGCCTGTGAAACTACGGATGCCGAAATAAGATATACGACTGACGGAACAGAACCAACAGCTGAAAGCACGCTGTACGAGTCAGCAATTACTATTCCAGCAATGGCTACAACCGTACTTAAAGCTAAAGCTTTCAAGTTTAACTATGATAGCAGTGCAATACTGACAGAAACATATGTGATTTCTTAATGGAGAAGAAGCTTAGCTTCTTCTCTCTTTAGTTTGAGGTGATTAAATGGAGCTTGAAGAAATCAAAAAATATCTTAAGGTTGATGGGAATGATGAAGACGATTTGCTCTTGGGGCTTCAGGGGGCAGCTGAAGAATATCTGGTAAATGCGGGCGTTATAAAAGATTACACCAAGAATCTTTTTAAAATTGCTATCAAGCTCCTGATTTCCCATTGGTACGAAAATAGGAATGCTGTTGTTGTCGGCAGCATATCTAAAAATATGGAGTTTTCACTAAGTAATATAATCATTCAGCTTAAGTATTCTGGAGGTGATACCATATGAATCCTGGAATACTAAGGCATAGAATAACGATTCAAAAGTATGGTCCAGTTGAAAACTCTATAGGGGAACAGATTTTAGGATATCAGGATGACTATTCGGTTTGGGCCAAGATAGAGCCGGTATCCGGAAGAGACAGGGAAAGGCTGGGGAAGAGTGAAACAGAGGTAAGCCATAAGGTGCTTATAAGATATAGAACAGGGATCACACCGGCCAACCGGATTCTTTATAACGGCAGGATATTTGACATTATAGCTCTGATAAATAATGGAGAGCTCAACAAGACGTTGATAATATTCTGCATGGAAAGGGATGAAGATAATGGCTACGACGGAGTTTAGAATCGATGGGCTTGACGAGTTTGAAAAAAGTATCCTGAAAGCTGTAAAAAAGAAGGCGCCCCAAGAACTCGAAAAAGAGTTGCAGCGTATTGGTGAAAAACTCATGGCCAAAGCTAAAGGAAGAACACCTGTCGGAAAGAAGAAAAAGGCTGCATCCAAACGATTGAAAAACAGATGGAGACTTGGCAAGGTTAAAAGAAAGGGCAATGAGTTTTTTATAGAACTTAAAAATATGGCTCCTCATGCCCACTTGATTGAAAACGGACATATGACAAAAGATGGTGGCTTCATAGAAGGGATTCACATGCTTGAGATATCCGTCAAGGAGTTAGAAGAGGAACTTCCTAAGCATCTTAGAGGAATGTTGGACAGGATAATGGGAGAGATGCTGCTATGATGAAAACAACTAGCCTTAAGAAAGCTATAGTTGATAGGTTGAAAGCCAATGTGGCGGGAGTGGATGTTGTAGCCCAAGAGGTAAGAGAGGGTTTCAAACGACCCGCCTTTTTTGTGCAGCTTATACCGTATGGTTCAAAGCGGGATAGCGAATACATCCTAGTAAGAAATTTCTACGTTAACATCCACTACTTCCCTGAAAGTTATACAAACATAGACTGTCTTGAAATGGGCGATACCTTGACAGAGTTGTTTGAAAAGCCACTTGAAGCAGAAGACAGGACATTGACAGCTGACGACATCGAGGTTGAAATCATTGACGAAGTGCTGCAGGTCAAAATTTACTATAGACTTTGCGATTCAGTCTATACAGATGAGCCAAGCGAATACATGGAAGAACTTAATATCAACGAGGAGGTAATATAATGGGATTGCCGGTAATTAACATTGCGTTTCAAACACTTGCGGCAACGGCAGTAAAAAGAAGCGAACGCGGTATAGTCGCATTGATTGTAAAAGACAGCACAAATGCATTGATAGATAGCATAGTGTATAAAGACATATCTGAAATAAATGCCCAGGACTGGACTGCTGGCGTAAAGGACTACATCGAGAAAACTTTTCTCGGAACGCCTTACAAGGTCATAGTGCAAAAGGTAGCAACTGACGCATTAGACTACAATGAGGGTCTGGCAAAGCTAAAGAATAAGGCTTGGAACTATCTTGTCATACCACAGCTTCAAGATGGTGAGGCAGCAGCTATAGCTACATGGATAAAAACTCAAAGAACAACTTATAACAAGAGCTTCAAGGCCGTGCTTCCAAACATGGCTTCAGACAGCGAAGGTATAGTCAACTTTACGACTGATGATATCAAGGTTGGCAGCAAGACATATACAACAGCAGAATATTGCTGCAGAATAGCGGGTATCCTTGCGGGTTTACCATTTACACAAAGTGCAACATACTACGTGCTAGATGAAGTTGAAAGCATAACAGAACATGCTGATCCGGATGCAGACATCGACGCCGGAGAGCTTATACTAATCAATGACACCGAGAAAATCAAGATAGGAAGAGGCGTCAACTCGCTTACAACAACAAGTCCTACAAAATCTGCAAAGTTCAAGAAAATTAGAATAGTAGAGGCTATCGACCTCATGAGAGACGATATAAGAATCACTTTCAATGATGAGTATGTTGGTAAGGTAAATAACAAATACACCAATAAGCAGATGTTCGTTTCATCTGTTCTGGCCTACCTAAAGACGCTGCAGAGAGAGGAAGTGCTTGATTCTGATTTCCCGATTACAGCGGAAATAGATTTTGAATCCCAAAAGCTTTACCTGATGTCATTGGGTGTAGACACAAGCAATATGAGCGAGCAGGAAATACTCAAGTACAATACTGGAAGCAAGGTATTCATCAAGTCAAGCGCAAGTCCACTTGACGCGATGGAAGACCTAGACTTCTCGATGCTTGTAATATAGGAGGCGATATAGATGGCGACAGCATTTAGAGGAAGAAATCAGTTATCCGGCAGCCACGGAAAGCTGTGGTGGAATAAAAACCTGATTGCCGAACTAAACAAGTTCGACCTTAAGGCCAGCGGCGAAAGAGAGGATGTCGTGATAGGAATGGACATCGATTCAAAACTGACTGCCATAAAGTGCGAGGGTTCATTAGAGTTCAAGAAAATATTTTCAAGATACAAGAAGGATATTGTTGATACTTGGAAAAAAGGCGAAGACATCAGATTTGATCTCTTTGTAAAAGTTGACGACCCAGATGCAGTAGGAAAGCAGGAAGAAAGCTGGAGCATAGGCAATGTATGGTTCAATGATTTTCCTATAGCTGTGTTCGAAAGCAAGCAAGTAATGAATGAGGAATGGTCGTTTGGCTGCACATTCAGCGATGTTGAAATGATGAGTGAAATTAAATAATTGGAGGGATGATTATGAATAATAAAAAACTGACACTTGGTGAGCTAATATCAAAGAAGACTCAAATCAAAGAGGCAAAAGAGAAGACCGCTGAAAAGTATATACAGTCTCTTGATGGAACGGTGACAATCAAGATTCTCGATAGGTCATTCATAAATGACTGCACTGAGATGGAGAATGGCGAAGGTAACGCATATATTGTATATGAGGGAGTTACAGAGCCTAATTTAAAAGACCCTCAACTGCATGAAGCGTATGGAGTCAAGAACCCGGTAGACATTGTAGATGCAATATTTCTTCCCGGGGAAGCAGATTCTTTGTCAGGTGAGATAGTTAAGCTATCTGGATATGGTAAAGACAGCATTCAAGATGTGGTGGAAGAAGTAAAAAACTAATTAAAAGAGATGGGGAGCTGCATGCTCTCCATTTCTATCTTCAAAAGGGGATATTGCCAGAGCAAATCCTTGGAAGACCTGCAAGTGAAAGGGCATTTTTTTATGCCAGCATGGATCTTGAGATAGAAAGGAGGAACAGAGTTGGCTAAGCAAGATAAGAAGATAGCGGGTATTATTTCGATTAAAGACGAAATGTCTGGGATTATCAGGGGCATAAAAAATGAAAATAAGAGCTTCAAAAAAGAAGTCTTTGATACAAGGAAAGCCCTTGAAAAAACATATAATCGAAAGTTAAATATGAGGGTTAATAATTCTTCGGCAATGAAATCAATAAAGCAAATTTCAACTAATTTGCAACCGTTAAGAAAAAAAGTGGTTGTTGCTATTGCGCACAAAGATCTAGCTACAAAAAGAATAAAAAGCATAATAAACACAACCAAATATTTCGCTAAAAAGACTGTGCCAATACCTGTTAGAATTGCTGGAGTGGCTACAAAACATGTTTTCAATGGCCTTAAAACTGTGGCCAGTCCAATCATTAGGATAAAAGATGAAGCATCAAAGCAAATAGGCAAAATAAAAAAGTCTCTAGGAAATCTTGCTAGCCACCCGGTTGCTATAGGAGTTTCAATCGCTGGAGGTGCTGCGCTTGCTGGTGGGGCCGTAGCTCTCAAAGCAGGCATGGAATTGGAACAACAGCAAATATCAATGCAGCACTTTATTGATGTGAACAATAAGGATAAATCAAAAGAAGATAATAAGAAGTCTGCAGACAAGTTTCTCAAGAATCTGCGAGAAAATGCGAATGCTACACCTTTTGAAACAGGTGAGGTAATCCAGGCAGGTACAAGAGCTGTGGGACTTACCCAAGGCGATACTAAAAAGGCTATGGATCTTGTCAATGTTGCAGAGGACATGGCCGCGCTTAACCCGGGCAAGACAGTCCAGGACGCAATGGAAGCTTTAGCTGATGCTAAGAATGGCGAGTATGAGAGACTTAAGGAATTCAACGTCAAGGTCAGCAAAGAAGATGCCGACAAGATGGGGGGATTCGAAGGCCTAGTAAATAAATCGCTTAAGTCGCAGTTTGAAGGCGGTTCTGCAAAGCTTGCTGACTCAGGCGCCGGCCTCATGAGCACTATAAGCGGGAAACTCAAATCAAACATGTCTGATACAGGGCTTGCAATGCTCGAGAAACTTAAACCTGCAATGAAAGATGCTATTGGGCTAATAGACAGCTTCAGCCCGACAATGCAGAAAATGGGCGTAGGTGTTGCCAACGGAATAGGCGTAGCATCCAAATACCTTGGTATGTTTGGCGGGTGGATACAGGGGAACATGCCTACAGCCAAGAGGGTAGCCACTGACGCCATATCGTGGATAGGCGCAAAATTCGGATGGCTCAAAGGTGAAAGCGGCACGCTTAAAAATATTCTTGGGACAAGCTGGAACGGAATAAAGATTGCAATATCTACAGGAGCTAAAGTTGCAAGGCCTTACATGGATATTCTTGCAGGCGGATTTAGGCTCCTTTATAATGTCGCAAAAACGTCCTTTCCCCTGGTGTCCGGAATAATCAAAACTGCCTGGAAGGTAATAAAACCAATACTTGATGTGTTCACTGAAATGCTCGAAGGCGTCGCCTGGGGTGTAGGCAAGCTTGCGGATGGAGCTGAGTGGCTGAGCGATAAGTTCTCAGGCAAAGGTAAAGGGAGCTCCGGCACTTCAAAGGTGAAAAGTACAAGAAGTGTTGAGAGAAATGCCAAAGGCAGCAACTATTTCAAAGGCGGTCTTTCGTGGGTTGGTGAGCAAGGCCCAGAGCTTCTTGAAATACCAAGGGGAGCTCGAATACTACCCACAAAAGAAAGCATGCGCTTTGCAAATGGATACACTCCTGCACCAGCGCAATCTCAAAGCAGCAAATCTATGCAAAACAAAATCAACCTGACTATAGCTAAAATTGCAGATACTATCGTTATACGAGAAGAGGCCGACATTAAAAAGTTTGCAAATGAAGTGATAAGAGAATTTGAAAAAGCCTGCTTCAATGCAGTGTAGGAGGTGATAGCGTGGAATTTTGGTTGTCCCAAAACAATGGAGCTGAGAAGCTGAGGCTTCCGGTAAACCCACAAAGTTTTGAAATAAGCACCGGCAGCAAGAATACGACTGTTGACATCAACGAGGTTGGAGAAATCAACCTTATTGGCAACAGACGTCTTGATAGCATAGCGCTATCATCATTTTTCCCTGCGAGGAAATACAGCTTTGTCAAATCCAGCAACTTTCCGAAACCATATGAATGCGCGGACATAATCAAACGATGGCGTGACAATAAAAAGCCCATACGGCTTATCATAGTCGGAACTGACATAAACCATGCAATGGCAATAGAAAGCTTTTCATACGGCGAGAAGGATGGCACAGGCGATGTCTACTACACGCTTGAGCTCAAGGAATACAGATTTCTAAATGTGGCCAGCAACAAGGAAGGCAACACTGGAATAATATCAGCAAGCCAGGAAAGACCTTCTGAAAAGGAGAAGGTGACTGAACATACCGTAAAGAAAGGTGATACGCTGATTGGAATATCCAAGAAAGTATACGGCGACAGCTCAAAGTGGAAGCAGATAGCCGATAAGAATGGCATTAAGGACCCGGCCAAGCTTATGATTGGCCAGAAGTTGGTGATACCTTAGATGAAGCTAATACTGATAAGCCAAATCGGAGAATATGACATTACGCAGCTCATTACATCAATGACATGGAGCGGTGATATCAACCAGGTCGCAAGAAAGCTAGAATTCGGTGTAGTAGTAAGCCCTACCGCCCCGTATATCCCTAAGGTATACATAGGGCTTGGAAACAAGTTAAGGCTTTATGATAATAGCGGAAAAGAGCTTTTCAGAGGGACTGTGTTCTTCAAGGAAAAATCATATCATGGCAGTGAAATGAAAGTCACTGCCTATGACAATCTCATATACCTGACTAAATCAAAGATGTCCAGGAATTTCAAGAAGATGACGCCAGAAAAAATAACACAACAGGTGTGTTCAATGCTGGGGATTACGCCCGGAAGTCTGGCGAGCACCGGGGTGCCTGTTGATTTTATAGCATCTGCGATAACAGGATATGACATTATAATGAGCACCTATACAAGAGCAGCTTGGAAGAACGGAAAAGCTTACTTTGCGATAATGCAGCAGGGTAAGCTTAACGTTATGGAGAAAGGGAAAAACATTGTTGATGTAACCCTTGATTCAACAGTAAATATTATGGATTCAAACTATAGTGAAACCATAGAGAGCATGGTCAATCAGTTTCAAATTACCGATGAAAACGGAAATACTCTGAAGTATTACTCTGACGACAGTTTGATAAAGCCATATGGAATGATTCAGGATGTAATGCAAAAGGAACAAGGCAAGGATCCTGTGGCTGCTGCCAAAAATTCAATAAAAGGCGTGGAGCGAAAAGCAAGCCTGCAATGCCTTGGAGATGTAAACTGTATTGCAGGATATGGAGTGAGGGTCAAGGAAGCATATACAGGGCTTACAGGCCTTTTCTGGATTGACTCGGACAGTCACACATTCCAAGACGGACAACACACTATGCAGCTCACGCTTAATTTTGTTAATACTATGGATGCAAAGGAGTGATAGTCTTTGGACAAGAACCCATATTCGCGCTTAGTGGCGCTGGTTAGGGAGCAATCAGAGAAAGGAAATACGCCTCCGATACGTCTTGGAATTATATCCTTTGCATCAGATGAGCCTTTTGATATAAGAATAAAGCTGGACGATATTGAAGTGGATAAGGACAATTTACTCATCTCGGAACACTTGATACAAGGATATAGTAAAAAACTTGAGAAAATAAGCGTAACAAGCAATACCGGAACTGCAACACTCAAGCTGTCAGAGCCACAGATGTACGAAGTTAAAAGTGTTGATATTGACTTTGCAAATGATGGCAGTGGCGAAATAACGTACAAGACGGACCTGCAGCAAGGCGATGTTGTTGCAGTAATGCCTACCTATGACAGGCAGACATACATTGTCCTATGCAAGGTGGTGAGCTTAAATGGCTGATATATTTCCATTCCTTGATGTTTTGGAAACAGAGCAAGGGGCAACCCAAGAGCTTGAAATGTTTAGGGAATATGCATTTGATTTTGAAAATGGAGACTTAATATACCAAGACGGCAAGCCGGTAGTTCTGGAAGGCAGCGAGGCTATAAAGGTTTGGATTAAAAAAACCTTAATCACAAAGCGCTATAGACATATTATTTACAGCTGGAGCTACGGAAACGAGTTTGAAAATCTTATAGGCTCAACATACTCCAGAGGAGCTGCCGAGTCAGAGGCTAAAAGGTATCTTCAAGAGTGTCTTATGACAAATCCATGGATACTTGCAATAAGAGATGTGGAAGCAACGTTTGATGACGCCGTGCTAAGCGTGACGGCCGCAATTGATACTGTGTATGGGGAGGTGAAAATCAGTGTATGAAGACGAAACAGTTGAAACCATATTAAACAGAATGCTTGGTAGAGTGCCCGATACCATCAATAAAACTGAAGGGTCGCTTATATATGATGCTATAGCTCCGGCAGCAGTTGAGCTTGCGCAGGCTTATCTAGAGCTTGAAGCAGTCAGCAGGAGCTTTGCATTGGATACTGCCTCCGGAGATGCATTGACTGAGCTGTGCTACCAAAACGGGACATTCAGAAAAAGCGCTACAAATGCGGTTAGAAAAGGCGTGTTCAATGTGGCGGTTCCTATAGGTTCAAAATTTATCGGCGGTAATAATATATACGTAGTTCTCAAGAATATAACAGGCTTTGAATACGAGATTGAATGTGAAGACGCTGGGGAAGTTGGCAATTCATATATTGGAAGCATCACTCCAGTTGAATATATTGAAGGACTAACAAGTGCCATGCTCACATCAGTACTTATCTCAGGCGCCGAAGAGGAGACAGACGAGCAGCTGCGTGAAAGACACAGACAAAAGATAACAAGTCCTCCGCAGGACGGGAATGTGGCTCAGTACAAAGCATGGGCCGAAGCCAATGAAAATATCGGTGTGGCAAAAGTATTTCCCCTTTGGAATGGGGGCAACACTGTAAAAGTAGCTATAACAAACCGTTTGTATCAAGTTGCTGAATCATCACTTGTCAGTGAGTTTCAGGAATACTTAGACCCGGGCAGTGCAGGTCTTGGAAACGGAGTGGCTCCTATAGGAACAAAGGTGACGGTGAGCGGCGGGGCAGCTAAAAACATTGATGTGGTAGGCAATATTGTTTTGGCCGAAGGCTATACCGAGCCTGAGGGTGTGGCCGACATCATACGTGATTACTTTGCGAGTATAACGTTTGTTAAGGACAGCGTGAACTACATCAGGGTGGCCGCAGCCGTAATTGACGCTCCAAGCATAGCGAGTCTAAGTAATTTCACCGTTAATGGTGGAACTGTTGACGTAGCGCTTGTAGGCGAAGAAATACCTGTACTCAATAGCTTAAGTCTTACGGTGGTGAGCTAGATGATTGATTATATCAAGTATACGGTCAATGACAAGTCATATTATCTAACCAACAATGGCGATGGGACATGGAGCAAAGAGCTTAATGCGCCGGATGTCAGCGGACTATACAACCTGCTGCTTGAAATAAGCGAGAACGGTATCAAGACGCATATCGACAGCAGCGATCCGCGATATCATCTTTACCTGAATGTCATTAATGAAGTCGAAAGAAGAGTTGATCTAATAAAATACCTGCCAAATTTCCTGCAAAATGTTTCGAATTTCAAATCTATTTTCGACACTGAAAACATTGAGTTGGATAATCTCTACGGCAGGATTAAAGAAATTGCCCTTGATGCTTTCATCCGGACCGCAAGCATAGACCGCATCACAAGACTAGAGACATTCCTGGGCTTCAAGGGCATTGGAACCTTGGAGCAAAGGAGACTCTATCTGCTTGCTCTAACTAAGAAGGAGAACAAGCTCAACGAAGCTCTGATAAAAGAGATTGTGCACACAATAACCGGCAGCGACTGCGAGATTATTTTCTGGGGCGAGTCTGAGGCAGGGAATCCGCAGCCAGGAACTAGCCTGCTGCAGGTGAAAGTATTCAGCCCTGACGGTGAAATAGACTACAGGTATGCTGACATACAGCGTATCTTAAAACCGCTTACGCCGGCGCATGTGACGCTTGTTGTCATGAAATACTTTGCGACATGGGAGGATGTAAAAAGCAACTACGCCAGCTGGAATACAATCTATGCTATGCAGGATTGGATCGAGCTAAAAAATTACATCCCGCCGCAGTAGAGGTGAGCCATGATTAAAATAATTAATGTGCAGCTAACTCCAAATGTAGTCACCGTAGGGCAAAGTTTTAAGGTTGAAGTGGAGATAACTGAAAACACATGGGCATATGTAAAAAGCGGTTTTGCAGACTGGAATGAGATTAAGACCACAAAGCAAGATTGGAACGCAATTAAAACCATATAGAAACGGAGGGAGAATATGGCCGTTGATACGATAAAAGTGCTGATTAATGGAACCTGGACGACGCTCACCAAGAATGTGAGTACTGGAAAGTACGAAGGCACCATAGCAGCACCTAATATAACAAGCTACAACGTCAATGGAGGGCACTATTACCCGGTGACGGTGGAAGCTAAGGACCTTGCCGGCAACGTGACGACAAAGGACGATACGGATGCGACACTGGGAGCAAGCTGCAAGCTCTACGTAAAAGAGGTAACGAAGCCTACAATCACTATAAGCTCTCCGGCTTCAGGAGCTTATGTAATAAACAACAAGCAGCCTATAGTATTCAGCCTCAGGGATGAAGCTAATGGATCCGGAGTCAAGATAAGCTCCCTGAGCTTGAAAATAGACTCGACAACATTCACAAATACAAGCCCTGGCATGAGCATAACAGCCGTGACAAATGGCTATGATGTGACATATACTCCTCAGACAGCTCTTTCGGATGGAGCACATACGATAACGCTGAACGTCCAAGACAATGACGGCAACGCCGCAACTCAGGTATCAAGATCATATACGGTAGACACGGTGCCGCCAACGCTCAACATATCTAATCCTGCAACGGATACGGTATATGTCAACAATGCTGCTTTCAGCATAGCTGGAACTACAAACGATGCAACATCGAGTCCGGTGACAGTGACTGTTAAAAAAGGTGGAGTTGACCAAGGCGCAGTGACAGTCAATGGGGATGGCACCTTCAGCAAGGCCATAACGCTGACGGAAGGCACAAACGCTATAGTGGTAAGAGCTACCGATGCAGCGGGTAAATACACTGAGGTATCAAGGACAATCGTGCTCGACACTGTTGCACCTGTAATCACAAGCATTACGATAGCACCAAACCCAGTGAATGTTGGCAACAGCTACGTGATAACAGTTGAAGCGACTGACTAAGGAGGGATAGCATGCAGATAACAACTAATTATGCCTTAAAGAAAATAGATCTTACAGACAGCCCGCCAGATATTACAGTGCTAAATGGCAACTTCGACACAATAGACGAAGAACTGAAGAATCATGATGATTTAATATCAAATATACCTAAATATCAAACAGCAGGCGGAACAGCAATTGCAATTACGCTTACAGACGTTTCTTTAGTGGATGGATTTTCAAAAAATTTCATTGTTAACGCTAACAATAATGGAGCTGCAACAACTGTAAATGGAAAGCCGCTCTATAAGCCTGGAACGACAACTGCCCCCAAACTAACTGCCGGCAAAGCGGCTACGGTATGGTACAATGCAGCAGGTGATTGTTTTTTTATCAAAGCTAGCGCAGAAGGAGATGCTGTCGTTGGAGATGTGCTAGCAGGAAAGATTTTCAGCAACGACGATGATACGGGCCTTGTCGGAACGCTGGCGCTTACTGGAACGGCGACGGCCGCCCAAGTAAAAAGCGGATACACGTTTTATAACACTGATGCAAAATCAAAGCTTACAGGAACAAACACAGACAAGAAATTCGCTTCAGGAACGGGGACTGTACCAGCTGGCACGCTTGAATTTACACTTTCCAACGGAACTGCAACGTATTCATCATATTATGCCGAGATTACAGGTTTAACGTTTTTACCTTCAACAATAGTCATAGTCGCTGATTCTGGAAGTTCAGAAGAAAACGTCACGGTTTTTAGGGCGTCGGGGGCAACGGTAGCAAATTCGGCTTTTTTCGCAAGATACTCAGCGAGTGGTCTGTATACAGACAAGAAAACAGCCATAGCAAAAGGAAAGACAGCTCCAGCTTATGTTACATCAAGCGGATTCTTATTACCGCTAATGTGGGCAATAAGTGGATCCACTTTTAATTGGTATGCGTTCGAATAAAAAGGGAGGCCGCAAATGCAACAGATAGGAAGGAAAATATACTATGATAAGGCAACGGGAAATATAGTCCTCGACACGGGCGAGCGAACAGGATCAGTCGTGTCAAATACGATAGATCAGGATGTTGCGTCTTATAAGGCGCTTTCATCAAGGAACAGAGATTCATTCGATGTTATTGAATTAGAGTATGGTGAGTACGTCAATGATTTTATGTCATGTAATGGATACCGAGTCAATCCAGAAACCAAGGCTATAGAATTTTCATACTACGACCCCAACACACCGGATACTCCTACAGTGTATCAGCAACCGCTGAGCGAACAAATGGCAGAGCTTGAAGCAAGGCAATCTGCAACAGAAATAGCAATCGCGCAAATGCTAGGAATGTAGGAGGTGATAAAATGCCCGCATGGAAAAAGATTATATTTGTAAACGCCATAAAAGCGAGGATGGAGCAAGAAAATAGGACAGCAGAAGACATAATTGCTGAATACACAAAACTAACCGAAGCGGAGAAATTTGAGATACTAACTGAAAGCGATATTTTAGAGTGTTATATTACGCAATAACTAAAGGAGCCGAAAGGCTCCTTTTTCATTGGAGGTGAAACTGTGGATGTAAAAGTAGTACTTGAGAAATTAAACATCACCAAATGGCACAAGCAAGGCATAACCGGCAAAGGTACAAAGGTTGCCATAATGGGATTCGAGGCGGGAGCACATCATAACGGGGCATGGCTAATCAAGCAAGCGGCTCCAGACGCAGAAGTCCGGGAGATAAACATCATGAAAGGTGGTATTAGCTTTGAGCAGGCTTTCAAAGAGTGCATTGTCTGGGGTGCTGATGTGATATGCTGCAGTCTTAGGAAAAGCACATGGAGTGCTGAGCAGGAGATGCTTTCGAAAACTCTATATGATCAAGGCTGCATAATGATAGACTCTAGCGACAATGAAGGAGATCCCATAGATGCATGGCCAGCCCTTTCTCCGTATTGGTTTGTAGTAGGCGCATATAACTCCAAATGGAATGAGGCGGAAGGCTACAGTTCATACGGTCCTAAGCTTGACTTCCTCGGCTACACAAGCCTGGACTGCCCGAACAAGTACGGCAACATGATTCCAATCACGCACACCTCGGGAGCGACGCAAGTTCCTTCAGGTATGACGGCACTCCTTAAAGAGAGCCACAACATAACACCAGAAGGATTCAAGCAGTTCATAGCAGAAAACAGCGTGGACATAGGGACACAGGGCAAGGACGACAAAAGCGGATGGGGGTTATTGATGATGCCAGATGAAGTATATGCGAATAAAATCGAACTGACTATAGGAAAGCCAATGGCGACGGTCAACAGCAAGGCGGTAACTCTGGATGCGCCGCCGATAATAATGAATGACAGGACCATGGTGCCTATTCGTTTCGTAGCTGAGGCTCTTGGATGTAAAGTTGGTTGGGACGAAATAACACAGACGGTCACAATAGAAAAATAGGGGAGGGATTGTATTGGAAGCAAAAATATTTGAAATGGCAACGCAACAAGGGCTTACAGCTGTACTATTTGTTGTTTTATTATGGCATACACTCAAGACGTCAAATGAGCGAGAATTGCGACTACAGCGAGTTATTGATAATAACCAAGTAGTAATTGACAACAATCAGAAAATCATGGCTGATATGGTTTCGAGGCTCGATAAGTTAGACTCAATAGAAGATGCTGTCGATGAAATCAAAACCACATTGACAGTTGCCACTACAACAGCAGCTACTAGATTACCGTAGGAGGCGCTAAAATATGGACTACATAATAGATCATATACCAAAATCTAAATCTAAAAGGCCGGGGACGAAAATGTCCCCGCTTTACATCACCATCCATAATACAGGAAATCCAAAATCAACGGCACGAAATGAAAGAAACTACCTGACGAATCCCAACAACACCAGGTCGGCTTCCTTCCACATCGTAGTTGATGAACATGAAGCTATAGAAGCTATACCCCTCGATGAAGTCGCATATCACTCAGGGAATTCGGCCGGAAACAAAATGTCAATCAGCATCGAAATATGCGAAAGTGGAAATCAGGCCAAAGTAATCGAAAATGCGACTGAGTTAATAGCAAAAATGCTCTTTGATAGAGACTGGGGTACTCAAAGCCTAAAAACTCACAAATATTGGAGCGGTAAAAATTGTCCGAGACTTCTGCTTCCAACGTGGGGCGCGTTTGTCCAAGGTATCGATAGAAAGCTTTCTAAACTCATATATGACGCCATAAAGCCTGTAAATGCGCCAAAGGCTGAAATCGCAGTCTCTGATTTTTCTAAAGATGCAATTGAGTGGGCAAAGTCAAAAAAAGTGTCAGATGGAAGCCGATTAAAGGATTTTGGCACCAGGGAAGAGATTATTACGATGATTTACCGAGCAATGAAGGAGGAAAAATAAATGATGGAGTTTGTGAAATTGCATTTGATAAATTTGCTGTTCATTCTTGCATTCCTGTTTTTCATGGCCACGCTGTGGCGAAAGGGAAAGCGGGACACAGTGAGAAAAATAATTTTGTCGCTAGTAGTAAAAGCCGAAAAAGAACTCGGCTCTGGAACTGGCGAACTGAAATATGCCATGGTTGTCGAGCGGATCTATTATGTGCTGCCTTGGATTGTGAGGATATTTTTCACCAGAGCAGAAATTGACAACATGATTGAGGATGCTGTAGAGCATCTTAAGATGTACCTATCGGATGAGAGTGACGGAACGCAAAGAAATTTATTGGGATATGATATGGAATAGCCGGGGAAACCCGGCTTTCTTATTTTTTTGAAAAACCAGAACAACATTGACGTCATATATAGTGTCATGATAAAATATAGATGTAAGGTTGAAAGGGGCGTGGTAGTATTTCTAAAAAGGAAAAGCTCTTAGCTAAAATCAAAAATAATCCTAAAACAGTAAGATTTGAAGAAGTCGACAAAATTCTTCAGGACATAGGATTTGAGAGAAGAAACCCAAGCGGTGGCTCAAGCCACTATACGTATTCTCTTAAAGACAAGACACTTACAATCCCTTATAAAAAACCTTACGTAAAAGTCGTCTATATTAAAGCGGCTATCAGAATTCTTGAGGAGCTGGGTTATTAAACCCACCTCCTCCCCATAACGGGAAGGGAGTTGATATAGATGGTTATAAAAAATTTGGAGTATTATTTTGATGCGAAGTATCCGTACAAAATAGAGGTGCTGTCAGAGGAAGAAGGCGGTGGACTCTTAATAACCTATCCTGATTTACTGGGCTGCATGAGTGATGGAGATACGCTGGAAGAAGCCCTGCAGATGGGTGAAGATGCAAGAAAAGCTTGGATTGAAACAAAGTTCGAGAAGGGTGAGGAAATCCCAGAGCCTTTTTCAGCAGATGAACATTACAGCGGAAGGATAACTTTACGGACGCCTAAAAGCTTGCACAGACTACTAGCCGAAAAAGCTCAAAAAGAAGGTATTAGCTTAAATCAATATCTGATTTATCTCCTAAGCCTTGAAGCGAATAAAGATCATAAGATTTAA